TATGAGGACCAGGACGCGCGGATCTCCATCTTGGCCAACGGCTCCATGCTGAAAGGCCGGATACGTTTTCGCAGACTGCTCAGATCGTCAGACACAAACCGCTTGCCGACGGGGCGAGCCATACGTTCACGCCCGCTTCAACCCGCTTTCAGGACGCATTTCCCATGGCCGTTTCGCCTTATCCCATCGACCCCGCGCTCACCGCGATCGCCATCGCCTACAAGAACCAGGGCTATATCGCCGACATCGTCGTGCCGCGCATCACGGTCGGCAAACAGAACTTCACGTTCATGCAGTACGGCATGAACACCTTCTTCGACACGCCCGACACGCTGATCGGCCGGCGCGGCCAGGCGAACCAGGTGACGATGGACGGCGTAGAGGTGCCCGACGTCACCGAGGATCACGGCCTGGAGGCGCCGGTGCCGCAGGCGGATGTCGCCAACGCCGATGCCCGCTACGACCCGCTCGGCAATGCCGCAGCGCTGACGACCGAGCTGATCGAGGTGCGCCGTGAAATCCGGGCCGCCGCGCTGATCTTCAACCCTGCGACCTACGATCCCGGCCTGCGCGTCACGCTGGCGGGCACCGACCAGTTCGACAACAAGGACGCGGACGCCGACCCGGAGCGCAATGCCGTAACCCGCATCTCGGACGCGCTCGACAAGTCGCTGCTGCGCCCCAACCAGATGGTGTTCGGCCAGCGCGGCTGGACCAAGTTCCGCCGCCTGCCGAGCATCGTGAAGGCGATCCGCGGCGATCGCGGCGGCGGCCTCGTCACCCGCGACGAGGTGGCGGCGCTGTTCGAGGTGAACGAGGTCGTCGTCGGCCAGGCGTTCGGCAACCAGGCGCGCAAGGGCCAGGCGGCGCAGATGAGCCGGCTGTGGGGCAACCACCTCGCGCTCACCTACAAGGCGCCGGTGCTTAGCCGCGAGACGCCGACCTTCGCCGGCACCTTCACCTGGGGCGAGCGCGTCGCGTCGCAGCGCGAGATGAAGCCGGGCGAGATGGGCCTGCGCGGCGGCACCGCGGTGCTGGTCGGCGAGAGCGTGAAGGAGCGCGTGATCGCCGCCCAGGCCGGCTATTTCTTCGAAAGCGCCTTCTCCGCTGCCTGATCCCCGCCGCGCGGCGGGCATCGATCCGCCGCGCGCCCAGCCCCAGAGCCTGCCATGACCTACCCCTATCGCGTCGCGCGCACCGTGATCTTTCGCGGCAAGGACCACGCGCCCGACACCCCCATCACCTTCGACGCCGACGATCCCGCCGAGGCGGCGGCGCGCGACGACCTGCTCGCCCTGGGCGCGATCGACGACGATCCCGACTTCGCCGAGGTGGAGCAGCTGAAGGCCGCGGCGCCGTCGAAGCCCCGGCCGCTGCCCCGCCAGACCAATGCGGAGCTGCTCGCCACCGCCGCGGCCGAGGGCGTCGACGTGCCCGGCGACGCCACCAACGCCGTCCTGATCGCCGCGATCGAGGCGAAGCGCGGGGCGGCCGGTGCCGGCGCATGATCGTCACGCTGCTCAAACAGCCGGGCGAAACGCTGCGGCCGGTCGTGCCGTTCGCCACTTCGGCGCCGATCGCGGCCATCCTCGCCACCACCACCGTCGCGCGCGGCCTCGTGCCCGGCGGTGCGCCGCTCGTCGCCGCGGCGAGCGTCGCCGGCGGCAGCGTCACGCTCGCGCTCGTCGGGGGTGCGGACGGCGAACGGTATCTCGTCACCGTTCGCGCGCGCGACGCCGCGGGCGCCGAGCTGGAGAGCGAGGTCGAGGTGACGGTGATCGACTGCACCTGGGCCTTGCCCGACGGCGGCGCGCCCTGGCTGGGCATCGCGGGCTTCGTCCGCCGCTTCGGCCTGGACGAGGTGGTGCGGATGACCGACAGCGACGGATCGGGGCGGATCGATCGCGACCTGCTGGTCGACGCGCTGACCGACGCGCAGGCGATCGCCGCCGCGCATGTCGCCGATCGCTATGCACTGCCGCTCGCCAGCGTGCCGCGCGTGCTGGAGATGGCGGTCGGCGACCTCGCCCGCGCCCGGCTCTATCCGCGCGGCGCGCCTGAGGGCGTCGCCGACCAGGCCAAGGCAGCAGCGCGACTGCTCGAACGGCTGCAGGCGGGGCAAGTGTCGCTGGGCCTGCCCGCCGCCGAGTCGCCGGCCACCGCCAGCGACACGCCCGTGCTGATCGCACCCGGCCTGCGCGCCTATCCCGACCGGCTGGCGGATTACTGATGGCTGCCTTCGATGTCGCGATCACGCTGCGCGACGACGTGTCGGACGCGCTCGGCCGGCTGGCGACGGCGGGCGGCGACATGACGCCGGTGATGAAGGATATCGCCGGCCACCTCGCCGACACGACCCGCGAGCGGTTCGAGACGAGCCGCGATCCCGATGGCGTGCCCTGGAAACCGTCGCGCCGCGTGCTCGGCCTCGACGGCAGCAGGGACGGCCATGGCCCGCACCGCCCCGACGGCAAGACGTTGGTTGACAGCGGCGACCTGCTCGCCTCGATCGCCGAGGACTGGGGCAGCGACTATGCCGCCGCCGGGCCGGAGGCGTCGGGCGGTGCGGCGATCTATGCCGCGATCCACCAGTTTGGCGGCACGATCCGGCCCAAGGTGAAGGCGGCGCTGTCGTTCGCCGGCCGGCTGTTCGCCAGCGTCCTCATCCCGGCCCGCCCCTATCTGGGCTTCAACAGCGAGAACGCCGATTATGCGATCGGCGCGATCGACGACTATCTCGCCCGCGCGATGGCCGGCTGATGCACCTGTCGCTGACCCCCATCGTCGAACGGCTGCGCGCGGCAGGCTTTCGCCAGGTCGAGGGCGTGCTGGAACTTGCCGGCAAGCCCGATGAGCCGCGCGTCGTGCCGGCGCTGTTCGTCGTGCCGACTGGCGAACGCGCCGGCGCCAGCACCAACGACGTCGGCCGCAACCAGCCGGTCGACGTCGGCTTTTCGGTGTTCGTCGCGGTCGATGGCGCGCGCCGCAACGCCGCCGGCATTTCCGAGGAGCTGACCGTCCAGGTGCGCGCCGTGAAGGACGCGGTGGTCGGCTGGACGCATCCCGATGCCGCGCGCGCGTGCGCCTATTCGGGCGGGCGGCTGGCTTCCGCGGCCGGAAGCCGGGTCAGCTGGGAGGTGCGGTTTACCACGCGCTACCACGAACGAAGGACGAGCTAGGTGGCCCGCGACATCAAGACGACCCAGGCCGATCCCACGGCCCCGCGCCCCGTCGATCCCGACGGCCGTCAGCACGACGACTGGGGCCTGCCGCTGAACGGCCCGGCCCGCGCACGTGCGCTTGGCCTCGCCGGCAAGCCCGACCCGCGCGACGATCCCGCCGCCTGGGCGCCCGTCCCCGCTCCCGCAACCCCGCCCCAGGACTGATACGATGGTCGCCACCACCAAGGTCATCTTCCGCAAGAAGGAAGCGACCTACGCCACCGACGCCGCGCCGACCGGCGCCGCCAATGCCGCGATCACGCGCAATTTCACCGCCAAGCCGGTCGTCACCGATCGCCTGGCGCGCAACCGCGACAGCAATGTGCGCGGCCGGACGAAAGACGCGCCGTCCAACGTGCGCGCGACTTTCGGCTACGAACTGGAAGCCGCCGGCAGCGGCACGCCCGGCACCGCACCGGCCTGGATGGAGGATTTGGAGGCGTGCGGCATGGCCGCGCCGGTGCTGACTGCGGGCGCCAGCGCGGTGCAGCGCTTTGCACCGATCGGCGCAGCGCTGTCATCGCTCACCGCCTATCACTTCCACGGCAACCAGCGGCGCATCAACATCGGCGCACGCGGCACCTTCTCGTTCGACTTCACCGCCGGGGCGGAGCCGGTGTTCAAGCTCGATTTCACCGGCCTGCTGCCGGCGACCGCCGACTTCGGGATCAGCGATGCCGCGCCCGGTGCGATCACGCTCGACCAGTGGAAGGACCCGGTCGAGGTCAACGACGACAACACCGATTTCACCCTGGGCGGCTATGCCGCGGTGCTGCGCGCCTTCACCGGCGATGTCGGCGCCGAGGTGAAGCTGCGCAGCCTGGTCGGCGCGCGCTACGTCAATCGCGGCAACCATGCGATCACCGGCCGAATCGTGTGCGAGGCGCCGACGATCGGCGCCAGGAACTATTTCCGCACCCTGAAGGCCGGCGACGAGATCCCGGTCCAGCTGATCCACGGCACGACGCCGGGCAACATCGTCCAGCTCGACGGCGCACACCTGCAGATCACCGAGATCGACCTGCAGGAGGAGGACGACACGCTGATGCTGTCGATCGCCTACGGCCTCAACGTCGGCACGACGCCCGACGACCTCGTCATCACCGCCAAGTAAGGACGCCGTTCCGTGACCACGCTCCCCTTCAAGATCGTGAAGCAGCCGCGCGCCTGGTGGCCGGTCGCCTGGCCCGGCGTCGCCGAGGACGGCGGCATCGTCGACAATCGCATCGAGCTGCGCATGCGGCTGCTGAAGGTCGACGAGGCCGGCCAATTCATCCGCGACGCGATGCAGGCCGCCGAACGCGAGGGCGACGAGGGTGTCGACCTTGCCGCCATCTACGCCGACCTCGTCGCGCGGATCGCCGACGACTGGCGCAACGTCCATGCCGAGAATGGCGAGCCGTTGCCCTGGAACGCGGCCAACCTGCGCCTGCTGATGAACGAGCCGAACATGTTCACCCACGTCTTCCGCGCCTTTCGCGCCTGCCTCGCCGGGCAATCGGGGATTCGCGAGGGAAACTGATCGCCATCGCGCGCGGCTGGGCCGGCGGGCGCGGTGGCGGACAGCCGGCCGACGATGCCGCGACTGGCAGCGCCGCCGCCGCGATCGCGGCGATCGCGGCGCGCCGGGCTGGTGGGCGGAGCGACGACGCGCCGGAAATCGGGCCTGAGGACTGGGATGCGGTGCGCCTGTTCTACCGCCTGCACGGCCAGTGGCGGGTCCATGCCATGTCCGGCGTGCGCCTGGGAATCGATTATGCCGCGGTCGCGCCGACCGCGACGCTGATGGGGATCGGCATGACGCCGGCGCTGTTCGACGACATCGCAATCATGGAGCGCGCGGCCCTCGCCGTGTTCGCCGCCGCATGACCGAGCTCGTTGCCCGCGTCGTCCTGCGCGCCGATTCGCGCAGCCTCGTCACCGAAGCCGATCACGGCACCGCGGCGGTCGACCGGCTGGGCGATGCCGCCACCAGGGCGGGCGCGGACGCCAAGGCGCTGGGGGCCGGCGCGGAGAATGCCGCCGCCGGGGTGCGCGAGACCGGCACCGCCGCCACGGGCGCGGCCGGCGCGGTCGCGGCGCTGGGCGCGGCGGGGCGCCAGGCCGGCGCCGCCGCACAAGGCCTCGCCACCGACCAACGGCAGGCGGCCGCCGCCACCGCAAACCTCGGCGGCCAGCAGCAACAAGGCAGCGCACACGCCGCATCGCTCGCCGCGGCGAACGCCCAGCTCGCCCGCGAGATGGAAAGTGCGCGGGCCGACGCCGCGCAGCTGACGACCGAACTGCGCCAGCTCCAGGAGATCAACGCCAGCCTGGCGGGCCGCGTCGACGTGCTCGAATCGCGGCTGAAGGGTGCGAACCGCGAACATCGCGACGGCGCCGTCTCGTCCGAGCGGCACGCGTTCGGCATCCGCAACCTGGGTCAGCAATTCGGCGACCTGGGTCTGTCGATTGCCGGCGGGATCAGCCCGGCGCGCGCCTTCGGCCAGCAGGCGGGGCAGATCGGCTATGCCATGTCCGAACTGGGCGGCAAGGCGGGCAAGGTCGGCGCCTTCCTCACCGGCCCATGGGGTATCGCGCTCACCGTCGCCGCCGCGGTCGCCGCGCCGTTCGTCGAGGAATTGTTCAAGGCCGGCGATGCCGCCGACGCCGCGAAGGTCGGCGCCGATGGGCTAAGCGAAGCGCAAAGCGTGCTGGGTGCGGTGTTCGACCTCACCACGGGTAAGCTCAAAAAGCAGAACGAAATGCTGCTGCTCAACGCGCGGCTGACGGCGATCAACCTGCGCGGCGAGGCATCGAAGCTGCGCCAGTCGTCCGCGCAGGCGTTCGAGGGAGCAGGGCGCCAGTCGATCGCGGACAAGCTGACGGGCGCGGCGCAGGGCAGCGGCCAGGGCCTCGGCGGGATGCTCGTCGGGGCGCTGGCCGGCACCGACACGGGATCGCAGAACGCCCGCAACCTGCGCAGCGTCGTCACCGGGCTGCAATCGGGTAAGATCACCTCCGCGGCGGCGCTGCGCGCGTCGGAAAAGATCGATTTCTCCGGCCTTAAGATCAATCGCGAGCAGTTCCAGCAGGCGCTGATCGACGCGGCGACCGCGCCGGTGAAGGATCGCATCGCCGATCAGATCGACAAATCGCTGACCGACGGCGTGCTGGCACCCGAGCTGCGCCGCGACAAGCCTGCGGGCAAGCCGAAGAAACCGGCCTCGACCGCCGCGCGCGACGAATTCGGCCGCGACGCCGGCGACCGGATCGCCGCGATCACCGGCCAGTTCGACCGCACGCCCAGCGCGCTGCAGAAAACCAATGTCGAGATCGCCAAGCTCGACGACCTGATCGACGACCTCGGCCGCCGCAAGCCGCCGGGGTTCGAAGGGCTGATCGCCTCGGCCGAGGCGGCGAAGACGGTGGTGCGGCGCGGGCTGATCGAGACGGTCGCCGAATCGTTCGACCGGCCGCGCACGCTCGCCGACCAGGCGGCGAAATCCTACCGCCAGCTCGACGCGATCGCCGCCGACCTGGAGCAGCGCCGCCCGCCCGACCTCGGTCCCCTGCTCGCCTCGGTGGAGCAGGCCCGCGGCGCGATCGCCGAGGGCCTCAACCGGCCGTTGCGCGAACTCGTCGAGAGCCAGGAACAGTCACTGGCGGTCGGCCGGCTGATCGCCGCCGGCCGCGCCGACGAGGCGGAGGCGCTGCGCGTCATCAACCAGCTCCAGCGCGAGATGGGACCGCTGACCGAACGCCAGAAGGCAGCGGTGCTGGCGACGACGCAGGCGCTCGCCGCGCAAGATCGCCAGATCGAGCGCAATCGCCAGCGCCAGCAGCTCTACATCGACGCGCTGTCGCAGATGCGCGACATCGTCCGCGCCGCGACGCAGGACTTCGCGCGCGGCGACCTGGGCCAGTTCCTGAAGGCGCCGGGGCGGATGCTCGACACCTTCCTGTCGCTGAAGGCCGACGACCTGTTCGACCGCCTGTTCGAGGATGCGTTTCGTGACCTGCGCGACCAGGTGAAGGGGACGAGCGTCGTCGAGGATGCGTCGGCGCGGATGGCGGATGCGGTCGACGCCGTGTCCGGCCAGACCCGGCAGACCACGCACGCGCTGGGCGACCTCGCCGACGCGGCGAGCGGCGCCGCCGGCGCGATGCGCGGGACGGGCGCCGGCCTGCCCGCGGCGACCCCGGACGGCGGCGCCGACATCGTCGTCACCGGCCGGCGCGACCGGCTGAAACCCGAATCGCTCGTCGCCAGCGGCATCGAGCGCCTCGCGACGAAGCTCGGCCAGCAGATCGGCATCGACAAGGACAAGGCCGGCCAGATCGGCAAGTGGATCGGCGAGAAATCCTCGACCGCGCTGGCCGGTGCCGCGACCGGCACCGTCGTCGCCGGTCTCGCCAATTCGCTGGGGCTGAAGATGAGCGGCGGCGGCGCGCAGATCGGCGGCGCAATCGGGAATTTCCTGCCCATCCCCGGCGGGTCGATCATCGGCGCGATCGCCGGCGGCCTGCTCGGCGGGCTGTTCAAGAAGGCGAAGTACGGCACCGCGACGATCAGTTCGGACGGGACGGCGACCAGCGTCGGATCGTCGGGCAACAACGGCGCGGCGAAGGGCACGGCCACGGGCCTCGCCGGCCAGGTGCAGCAGGGGATCGCGCAGATCGCCCAGCAGCTGGGCGGCGTGCTCGGCAAGTACACCGTGTCGATCGGCACCTATGACGGCAAGTACCGCGTATCGACCAGCGGCCAGACCGGCGAGATGTCGTTCGGCAAGAAGAACCGCGCGAACTGGGCGACGCTGAAGAATTTCGGCGACGACCAGGCCGGCGCGATCGCCTTCGCCATCGCCGACGCGATCGCCGACGGCGCGATCGCCGGAATCTCGCCCGCGGTCGCGCAGGCGCTGCGTTCGTCGAGCGACATCAACGCCGCGCTGGCCGAGGCGCTGAAAGTCGCCGACCTCGAAAAGCTGCTGGGCGGGGTGACAGGCCAGCTGCAAAGCATCTTCAAGACCTTCGACACCACCGCCGCCGAGCGCGTCCGGCTTGCCAAGGCCTATGGCCTCGACCTGCTGGCGGTCGAGAAGCTCAACGCCGAACAGCGCGCCGACCTGCTCGACCAGACGCTGAAGGGGCGGATCGGGTCGCTGAAGGAGCTTTTGTCCAACCTGACCTATGGCGACCTGTTCGAAGGGTCGCCGGTGGATCGCCGCGCCGCGATCCGGCGCGAGATGGAGGAGGCGAAGGCGGATGCGGAGGCGGGCGTCGCCGGCGCCGCCGATCGCTATGCCGCCCTCGCCCGCCAGCTGATCGAAACGTCGAAGGAAGCCTTTGGCACCGCCGGCCCCGAATATGCCGCTGACCGGGCGGAGGCGCGCGCCGAGATCGAGCGGATCATCCAGCTCGAAACGCAGCGCGTCAACGCCGCCGCCGGCGTGGGCCAGGCGACCGCCGACGCCGTCGTCGCGGGCAATGCGCTGACCCAGCAGATCGTCGCGCAACAGGGCGAAACTAATGCGCTGCTCGGCGCGCTGGTCGACCTCGCCGCCGCGCCGCGGGGCGGGGCCGTGTTCGCCGACCTCGCGCTCACCACGCGGGGGGCGGCATGACCGCGGTCGTGGCGGTGGAAGCCGCGCCCTGGGATGCGGCGACCGGCGCGGCGGTGCCGGTGCGGCTCGCCGGCGGCGGGCAGCGCCATCACACCTGGAAGGGCGGGACCGACTGGCGCGGCGGCATCGTCAGCGTGCCGCTGGCGCAAGCGGCGCTCGGCTTCGACCGCGACGGCTTCACCGGCGGCGCGATCGCCACCACCGCCGCGCTGGGCTTCATGCCCTCGATGGCGTCGACCGCCGCCTTCCTCGCCGCGCTGATGTGGGAGGATGCGCCGATCACCGTGTCGGTCGGCGACGATGCCGCGGGCGAGCCGGTGCTGACGCCGCTGATCGCTGGCACCGTCGCGGGCTATCGCATCGGCGGCGGCCGGTTCGAATTCACCCTGTCCGACATGGCGGCGGGCCTCGCCAAGCCGTTGGTCACCGCGACCTTCGCCGGCACCGGCGGGATCGAGGGCGACGCCGCCGCCATCGGCCGCCTCAAGCGGCGCAGCTGGGGCGTGTGCGCCAATGTCGAGGGGCGCATCCTCCTTGCCGCACACAATATCTGGGAATTCGGCGATCCGGCCCGGCCGCTCACGGGCTTCGGCGCGGTACGCGACCGCGGCCGGGCGGGGCCGCTGGTCGTCGTCGGCTGGGTGGGATCGATCGCCGACACGCTGGCGGCGCTGAAGGCCGCTGCGCCCCCCGCCGGCGGGGCCGCGGTGGCGCCGGCGATCGCCTGCGTCAAATGGTGGACGCAGCCGTCGGGGCCGCTCACCGCCGACCTTCTGGGCGAAACGGGCGACGGCTATGTCGAGACCGTTGCCGCGATCGCCGCGCGGATCGCCGCGGCCGCGGGCGTGACGCGCGTCGCGGACCTGGCGGCGTTCGTCGCAGCCCGGCCGCACCCCGCCGGGTTGCACGCGGGCGAGGCCAGCGAAAGCGCTGCGGCGATGCTCGACCGACTATTGCTGCGCACCTCGCTCGCCTGGGGCGTGTCGCCGGCGGGGGTGCTGCAGCTGCGCTCGATCGCCTTCGCCGATCCGGTCGAAACGATCCGCTTCGCCTCGGTCGAGCGGGTGGGCGGCTTCGCGCCGGTGACGGCGCTGTCGATCGGCTATGCGCACAATCACCGCCCGCATACCGATGCGGAGATCAGCGCAGCGGTGCTGGCGGGCGATGTCACCTATGCCGACGGCACGCCCGTCGAGGCGCTGAAGCCCGCCGAAGCCGGCGCGACCAACAGCGCTGATCCGCAAAGCGCGTTCGGCGGCAAGAAGGTGATCGACGCGCTCCAGGTGATGGAGCGGGTGCCGGTGATCGCCGCCGACGTGTCCGATCTGCGCGACGCACGCATCCGGCTCGATACGGCGGTCGCAGGCCTGCGCAGCGACACCGATGCCGCGGGTGTCGCGATCGGCGCGCTGGACGATGCGGTCGCGGGCGGTGCCGCCGCCCGCCGCCAGATGGAGCAGGACGCCGGCCGGCTGTCGGCCGCGTCGCTCCAGCTGCTGCTGATCGCGGACGGCTTGATCCAGCGGCTGCGCGACGCCGGCATCGCCATCGACCCGAACACCGGCGTTGTCCGCATCTATGCCGTCGATGCGCTTGCCGAACGCCAGCGCTCGGCGGAGATCACGCTCGATGCGCAGGCCGCGCTCATCCGGTCGAAGGCGTCGAGCAGCGAGGTCGACGAGAAGATCCTGAAGGCGGTGCTCAACCCCGAGCAGGTCGCCCAACTCGAACCGCTGGTCGCGCGTCTCGCCGCGATCGAGGTCGCGCAGGACGGCATCCGTGCCGAGCTGCGCACCAAGGCCGAGCTGGTCGAACTGTCGCGCGCGGTCGCCCGCCTCACAACCGCCGAACAGGCGATCAGCGCCACCGACGCGCTGGTACGGACCAAGGTCGCCCAGACCGAGTTCGACCAGGCGCTGTTCCGCATCGCGTCTGCCGAGCAGACCTTGCAGGCCTATGGCGACGTGTCGCGGCTGTCGCTGGAGCTGCGCCAGGCGCGCGCGGACAACCGGGAGAGCGGCGCCGGCCTGCTCGCCGCGGTGCTGGCAGGCAACGACGCGGCGGTGCGCCAGATCAGCGCGCAGGCGGACCTGCGGCAGGAGCTTTACGCCAGCATCACCGGTGTCGGCGACGCGCTGACGCTGGAGGTGCGGGCGCGGACGCTGCTCGCCGCAACCGTGGGCGACCTCGATGCGCGCTCCGTTCAGGACCGGCAGCTGCTGATCCGCGCCGACGCGGTGCTCGCACAGGATATCGACGGGCTGCGCGCGGCGTCCGACAGCCAGGCCGGCGAGATCGCGACGCTGCGCAAGACCTCGGTGGATACCATTGGCGGCATCACGTTGCTCGGCACGACGCTGCGCCAGCAGGTCCGCCGGGCGGGCGAGGCGGACGGCGCGACGCTCGCCGGCGTGCTGGCGGGTGACGAGGCGGCGCGGCGGATCGCCACCGGGCTTGCCGAGGTGCAGACGCAGCTGACCGCGACGCTCGTCGCCGGTTTCTCGGCCGCGGCGGCCGAGCGGCTGGCACTGCGCGCGCAGATCGACGCGGCCGACGCGCGGTACACGCGTGAGGTGCGGGCGACCGCCGACCGCTTCAAGTCGGTGACGCAGGCGATCACGGCGCTGGAAACCGAATACGGCCGCCAGTCCGCCGACCTCGTCGCGACGCGGGCCGACATCGCTGATCTGGCGCGCACGACCAGCGCAGCCGACAAGGCGACCTCCGAGCTGATCACGGGACTGCGCGCGATCGTGAATGATCCGGCGACGGGGCTTGGCAAGACGCGTGCGGAGCTGGCGGCGCTGACCGATGCGGTCGCGACCCAGAACACCGCCGCAGTCCGCCGGCTGGAAACGCTGGAGGCGAGCGTCAACGACCCGGCGACGGGTCTCGCCAAGACGAGGGCGGCGCTGGCGGACCTCGCCAAGGCATTCTCCGATGAGCTGTCGGCCAATGCTGAATCGTTGCGCGAGGTCCGCGCCAGCATCGGGACGGCGACGAAGGAGGTCGCCGCCCAGGCGGAACAGGCGCGCAGCGCGGGCGAAACCCGCCTGCGCACCGATATCGCGGACAAGTACGAGCACACGATGGACGCCATCGACTCGGCCAACGCGCTGCGCGATGCCGGTGATGCTGCAAACCGCTCTGCGATCGGGCAGGTCGACAGCCGCGTTACCGACGTTGCGCGGGCGCAGGCGAGCGACAAGGCGGCGCTGTCGGAAAGCATCAAGCAGGTATCGACGACGGTCGGAGGTCATACGACCACGATCGACTTTCTGCTCCGATCGCTCGATGGCAAGGAAGCGGTCGCCCAGCTGACGATCAACGCCAATGGCAAGATCACCGGCTTCGTCATCAATGGCCAGCAGAGCGTCTTCGCCGTCGCGGCCGACAAGTTCATCGTCGGCAACAGCCAAATCTTCGAGATTGACACGACGACGGGCCAGACGGTGGTCAATGCGATCAAGGCGGGGATCATCACCGCGCGCGAGATCGCCGCGGGCGCCGTTCAGCAGACGGTCTTTTCCGTCACCGATGCCGACATCGTGATCCAGTACGGGTGAGGCGCGCGCATGGCGGTTGAACAGACCCCGGACGAACCGGGCATCGGCGATCCCGGTGGCGGCGGTGGCGGCGGA